ACCACCGCCCCTACCACCAGCTCCTCCACTATACCTGGAAATATTACTGAATCCGCATCCGCCACCACCACCACCAGCACCAAAACCGAATCCACGTAAAGACATAGTCAATTCAATAACAGAAGGACCGTTCAACGGTATATTAAACGCTGTACAACCGCCTCCAGCACCGGCCGCACCGTGATTTGACCCACCTGCACCTCCAACGCCGCTTATAGCACTCGCACCAGCACCGGCTGCACTCGGATAATATTCGTCAGTAGCATCTTTAGCATAATATCCACCTGATCCACCATGCGCGCCTTGTCCACTGGCAGTTATCGTACCATGATTTATAAATACCCCTTGGCATTTTATTATGGCATAACCACTAATCGTTACAGTAACGCCAGAACGAATAACAACACTTCTATATTGCTTTACTCCACTTATTGTTGTATTGCCAGTAGGTACAAAATCTCCGTCACTGGAATCACCACGATCAAGCCACCACGACGGAAAACGATTATTCTTTACGCCAGCAAGTGTCCCCGTCCCGGTATAACTTATCTGAACGACATTGGTAGCATCTGAGCTGGAAAACTCAATTAAGCCAGTGTTCCATTCTTTGTCACCAACTGCATTAGTCGAATAGTCTAACCGATATTCACCCGCACCCGGTGTTGCAGCAACTTCTGTCAAAGTAACTCCCGTTGGCTCTCCTGTTGCATTTCCGTCAATATACCCGACCTTTATATTACTTGGATCTTGCTTTTCCGGAACTTCGTTAAGCCGTATAACAAACGGACTAACTGCTGGAACAATATGTTTTTCTATAAAATTCACATAATTAGTCGTCCCACCGTCACCTATAAACGGATTTATCCGTATATTACTTGGAGCTGCCATATCATCACATCCTTTTCATATTATTTGACAAGCTGCGTATTAGCAGCCTGCTGTAAAAGTTCATTATTGCGGGCATTCCGCTCAATATCCAGCAAATACTTTGCCGTAGGCGGATACGGAGGCTCGCCCAACTCCATAGAAAAATCAATACCCTTTTCACCGCTGATCGTATATTTTAACTTGGTTATTGGATACTTACGTTCTTTTCCTTCCTTGTCAGTTATAAGTGCCTGCCCATCTGTAGATAAACGCCGTACCCAAAAAACACCGTCCGGCTTAGGATATTTCAGCTTAACACCTGTTGCTTTAGCAGAAAGAACAGGATTTTTGTATTTTTCCAATTCAGACTGTCCCCAGCGCTCAGCATCAGCAGCAGTATAAGCAGTTGGCAACGTCCACACTTCTTCAGATACACCGTATAAGTCTTGACTTTCCTTGTCCTCAACAGTTACCAGCCAGCTTTCACCATCACCGTCAATGGCAGCACCTTTGATACGCGCGTAATTTACGATCTTATCAATGCTTTGTGTCGGTTCAAATCCGTCAATATGCGGCCCTACCCAAAAACGTGCTTCCTCATTGATCTCATCCACGCGAGGCTTAAAGAAAAATTCCCGATACTCATCCACACCATAAACAAAATCTGTGGCAAACTCTGAAAGCTGTTCCAATGCTTCTTTTGCACTCACACCGTCAAAAACGATTTTCTTTATGTCATAGCCGACGTCATATATTTTGTTATCGTTGTAGACAATACCAGTCTTAGCTTCAACCTGTCTGCAAATATTCCGCACAATATCTGCGATTTCCTGATTCTCATAAGTACCAAAAATAAGCACTTTTTCCAGCTTATCAAAATAGCCATAACAGGTTATTTTATAGTCTGTTCCAGTACCGCCGCTGTCAGGACGCGTTAAAACATGCCCGCTGTACCACGGCCGCTTATCAGCAAACAAATAAATATCAATCCGCTGTCCGTAGCTTATTTCCGCAAAACTTGGAAACTGTTTGAAATTAAGCGTTGCACTGCCACAGCCTGTTTTTATATTTTCAAACTCGATTTTATTAAACGGATTATTTTCTGTATCTCTTGAAAATATCGCTGTTTTAGTACCATCCTTGTTATAAAAAATAACCTGAACATAGTCAGGCAAATATTTTACATCCGAAGGATCAGGACCAGGTCCCGGCCCGCTCTTTTTTTTGACAGACACTGCCCAAATATAACGCCCAAAAAGTTTACTGCCAAAACGTAAATTCATGCCAGCCACCTATCCCGCCAACGAATTTTTATTGTTCCAGCTGCACCAGTAAACTTATATGTATTTTCGCCCGGTTGAGCGGTCAGGAACTGCCCACTGAAAGTATTTATCGCATTATATGCACCGCGCCTGACAGTACCAGCCTTAGTATCTACAATAAGCGTCGCAGGTTTAGTTAAAAGTGTATCTGTAATGCGCATGCTATAACCACTTTCAATATGAGTAATAGTAATGTCATTCATCGTATTCTTCGGAATTAATTCTATTTCCAAAGGTGTTTCTATACTTCCGCTACTATATATAAACATTTCAGCTTCCTTCACAGAATCAGCATAATTAAATTCTGCTTCAGCCTCACTGTTTGCATACCTAAATGGATCAGCTAAAAGCAAAGTTATATCAACCTCACCTTTTCGACCTTTAAATCCCTTGATCCATTTTTCTTTTGTACTATACATACAGGCAATATTGTAATATCCACGATCATATCCAGCATGCAGCTGATAGTCACGCTGATACATGAGCTGATACAGATCGTTCAGTTTCGTATCATGTTCAGCCGGAGTGCTGCCTTCAATGACAAAGCCTAAAGTAATTTTCTTTCCATCAATAAAGCCATCACCTGAAATAGTGCTGCCGTGACTGTAGCCGCGCTTTTCGCTTTTAGCACGCACAGTGATATCAGCAGCACCGTCAAAGCTGTAGGCATATGGCAGGGCAGTTCCATTGATAATAAGCTGTTCTGTAGGCTTTACCTGCTTACGTACAGGAAAATATTCACGTCTTATGATCGTCACTTTATCACCCCCGCACACCCATAGCCAAAGAATATTGAATGTCCTCCATAAAGGTATCGTAATCAGCACCGGTATTAATATCACCATAATTAATTATTTCAACATTAGCACCATCACCTGAAGCAGTTCCAAAGTCCACACCATCAAACAAAAAGCTGGTGATCTTTTGCAATACGCTACTGCGCAGAGGCAAGACCGCTTCAGGATAAGATTTTTCACCAATCAGCGCATGAGTAGGCGCAGTAACAACGCCACCGGCAGCAAAGTTTTTTGTACCAAGTCCATTTGCACCAAAATCAAACTTACTCATTTCCTGAATTCCACCGCCGAAACTCGTAAGAGTTTTGCTTGCAGTTCCAATACCAGCGGCAGCACTCAACCCGGATGTTAAAAGGCCCGTAGCAATGCCAGACGCTCCCGGTTCAACAACCAGTTTCAGCCACGCCGCAGGCGCAAGTGATGTCGCCATTGCAGCCCCCTGCGCTGCTACAGCAGCAGTTTCCTGTCCCATCATCATTTTGCTAAGGGCAGCAGCGGCCGCTCTTTGTGCCTGCCATTGGAGAAACATTTTTACAATTTCTTTGCCCAAATTCTGCAAAGTTTTTCCAAAGTTCTGTCCATCAACAATAGCATTAGCAAAACCTTGTGCCAGGCCATCCTTTAAAGTGTTAGCTGCTTCCAACGCAAAACTTGCATATGACTGTTCAGCTTCAAGCCGCCAGTCATAATACTGTTGCATCAATTCCTGCTTTTCAGCCTGATTTTGTAAAAAGGCAGCTTTTTCTTCATCCAAATAAGCAATATACCGTTCCAGTTCGCCCTGCTTTTGCATTTCATCCAAATCAGCCTTAAAAGCCTGCAGCAACGTAGCCTGTGACATCAGCTGTTCATTCATGTCTTTGTTGATCTGAATTTGAGATGCAGCAGCTTCCTGCTCTGCAGTAACCTGTGCAGCCTTTCTTTGTTCAAGCATTGCTAACGCATTGGCAATAACTGTATCATCACCGGTTTTCATGGCACGTTCATATAACTGCTGCGCTTCAGTTGCGGCATTAGCAAATTTATTTTTCCACTCATCAACGGCAGCTATACGCTGATCCCGTTCTTTTACAATATTGGCATATACCTGATCGAATTCACTTAACCCGCCAATTTTAATATCCATCGTGAAGTTATTAAAATCACGCTGCATATCCAAAGTTTTCTCTTTGGCAGTATTAAGCTGCTCATTGATCCTGTCTATTTCCCGGCTGATTTTGTCTATACCGGAATTTTTACCACCCGTTTTACTGCCACCTGTTGCTTTTGTTGAACCACTCGTTAAACCTAACGCATCAGGTGAAGCAATCTTAATGCCCGAACTTTGTTCAGTAGGTGCATTGATTGACGAAACACGAAACTCTTGCTTAACTTTATTACTGTCCGCCAGCTGCTGATTAGCTTTTGCAGCTTCGATAGTAGCCTGTGCCGCTTTTTGTGTATTAGCCGCCCATTCTTTTGCCTGCACTGCCAAATCACTGCTGACATTGACAATAGAAAATAATTTATCCAAAGCATTCGCTGCAAACATTACAGCCCCGGCAAAAGCGTTCTGTATTTCTGCCGTTGCTCCATCAACGGCAATAACCATAGTGTCACAAAAATACTCCCATTGAATTACAAGCCAATCCCAATTTTCAAATATGGCATAAGCTACCCCGCCTATAACTGCACCCGCAGCAATAAACGGTGCAGAAATTATGCCAGCACCTACACCCAGTGTATATAAAGTGCCAACAAGCGCAACTATAGCCGGTATAGCCACACCCATTATCGCACCGGCAATAACAGCCATAGAACCAGTAAACCATACAGGCAAATCACGGATAGCATTAGAAAGCCCCATAGTTTTAACTTTATCCGCAAACTCGCCGATAGCGTCCTGCGCGCCTTTCAAAGCAGCTTTAATATCAAAAGCTTCAATCAGTTCATCACCAATAACAACCATGGTTTGAGTAACACTATCTTGAATATTGCTCATAATACCATTAACAGTTTGTGATTGCTGTTCCATCATGCCACCAAACTTACTGTTCATGCCGCTGATAACAGCCTGAATGCCTTCTGCCGCAGATATTTGCCCTTTGCTGGCTTTATCCATAGCTGTAGGTATATCAGTGCCGATTTTATTTGCCAGCATTTCCCATGCCGGAACGCCAGCTTCAGCAAGCTGCAGCATTTCTTCTGCACTGACCTTGCCTTTGGCCTGCATCTGCCCTATTGCCAAAGTCAAACGCTGAATGCCTTCTTCACCTATACCCAAGGCCGCTGCGCTGTCACCTACAGCAGTCAATATAGGAATTACCTGTTCCGCACTGAATCCGAAAGCAAGAAGCCTTTTAGAAGCATCCAAAACGCCCGGTAATTCAAATGGTGTACTGGCCGCAAACTTTTCAAGTTCACTTAAAAAGCTTTTTGCCTTCTCGCCATCTTTCAAAAGTGTGGTAAAAGCAATCCGTGTCTGCTCCATCTGCCCGGCAGCTTTTACTGAAGCAAGGCCCAAAGCCCCCAAAGCTACACCTACACCGGCAATAACACCCAACGCGCCTTTATTTATGCCTAAGTTATCACTGGCAAAGGTGCGTTTAACGTTTTTCTGCAGCGCACCCATTTCTTTATTAAATTCATTTATCCGTGCGCCAATAACTACTTGTAAACGTGCTACTTCTGCCATCATTTCACCTCCTATTCATAGCCAAATTCTTCAAAAAGATCCTGCGCTATTTCAGATTGTTCTTTAGAGGAATTACGCTTTTTCCTGTGTGCAAAAAAGCTTTTCAGTTCCGGACGCTTCTTTTTACCTGAAGCTATGCAAACATTGGGGTATGTGATCCAGCTGATAACAATATCTTCTAAATGGTCATATCTGCGCTGCCATCCGTCCAACATCAAAAAAATATCTGCAAGGCACAACCGTTCTACTTCCCACGGCTTTAAATTCAATTCACCATAACACCACGGCAAAAGTTCATCCAGCAGTTCTGTAAAGCTTTTTGTTACTTCCCCACTTCTTCATCATCAGGCGGCGCTTCAATTTCCAGCGTATTATTTTCAGATTCCAGCACCTTCCTGGCAAACCCCAAAACACCTGCTTTGCTCAAAGCGATAATAACAAGCGTCTGCAAACTTTCACTGCTGTTATCCAGCAGCCACTCATCCATCCAGTTATAAACCTGTTGGATAGTAACTTTTTTGTCATACGCAGCCAAGCCGACATATAGGCATTTTGCCAAATCGCCTAAAGCAATAACGCCGCCGTTTACCATTTTGTAAACATTGTGGTCATCCAGCATCCTTTCAAGCTGGCTTACACCCAAAGCATTAAACTTGATTTTTCTTTCTTTGCCGCCTAAATTGATTGTCACACTTCTGTCCAAACTCATTTTCATCGCTCCTTTGGTATAGAAAAAGCAGGGCCTTCAAAGCCCTGCTTTAATTATTATTTTGATATTTCTTATTATTCGGCAGCGTTCAAGATACTGTCACAGTAGCAATATTGCTATAACCGTTCTTGTCGCCACCATTTACCTTTAAACGAAAGTACGCCTTACCGGCTTTTACCCCGCTTACTTCTGCGCTGGTCGCAGTGTTTTCAATCGCTACATCCGTATCTGTAAATTCAGTTTCATCTTCACTCTGCTGCAAAACAACAGCTGCTGCACCGGAAGGAGCGCCAAAGGTCAGGTTCACTGTCCCTGCACTTTCAGATGTAGCGGCAAGGTCAGAGATCGCATTTGCTGTGTTGCGCGGATCAGGCTCATTAGTAACAAATTCAGGTTTACCAATACCGCTAAGTGTCATGGTAACAGTAGCAACATCATCATGCGGATTATCATCACTGAATTCCGTAATGTTAGCAAAGCCTTTTACAGCATTACCATATTTATCAAGGCGCATGATATGCACTGCAATATCATTGACGAAGGCATATTTCAAAGCATCCAGCATTTCATTATTTACTTTATAAACGCCTTCCTGCTCAATACTCCAGCTTTTAGTCCCTTGCAGGCTTTCACCCCAGCCGCCGCTTGCTTTGTCGCTGCCGTCGATTTCGTCCCCGCTCATGGAAAGCGGCGAATTACGCTGGCCGCCGACTAAACCCCATTTAGGATTTTCAACAGTAGCGCCTTCACCATAGTTCAAAAACAACAGCAGGCTTTTACCAGCCAGCGTTTGACTTTTGTTTGGCTGCATAGGGAAATTAGCCGCTTTGATAATTTCATTCATTCTTTTCTACCTCCTACATTTCTTTTTGTTCAACTTTTACTATGACGCGCACCACTCCATGCTGCCAGACAGTCCCATCTTCATATTCTTCCTTGAAGGCTTCCACCATATCAATCTCCAAACCATGAAAATAGTAACCGGCAATCTCAATCTGCTCCAGCTCAGCAGAACCGGTCAAAACCTGTACAATATCGTCAAGCATTTCATCCAGTTCTTTTTTTCCATGATAATTACTGAAAGCATTGATATTCACCGTAACCTCCCAAACAGGGCAATCATGCTTAGCACTTGACGGTTTACCTGTAGTTTCGCTAATAACCAAATACCTGCTGTCTACAAGTTCTCCATCTTCAAAAGGCGTGCTGTCGTCATAGACATTATAGCCGCTGATACACCTGTTCAACACTTTATATACAGCGGCCTGCACAGCTGTTAAAGGCACGTTTCTAATCATTTAGGCATCTCCCTTAACACTTTTTTTATATCATTTTCGATCCTCGGCTTGCCGCTCTGATAAGCAGGTGTCATATAGGGACGCGCAGGCCGTGCCGGAATATGGACTACACCTTTTCCCGGCTTACTGCTTTTATGCACGAAACGCCTGAAACCTCTGCTGTCAATCTTCAATGCAAGCTTAGGTTCTCCACCTTTTCGCGGTTTCTTTCTCGGCCTTACTGTAGCAGCCGCTGCACCAAACTCTACAAGATGAGCGTATGGCACATTAGTGCGGACAGTAGATGTTATAGCCGTACTGTCGAACCTTGTGCGTATACTTTTACGCAGTTTGCCGCTTCTGCGCGGCACACGGCTGCGTGCTTCTTTACCAATATTTTGTCCGCCAAGCCGGATAGCTTCTGAAATTTTTTCGGTTGACTTTGTATCATACGATTTCAAGCGCCGCAGGGCTTCGTCCAGTCCCTCGACTTCAACAGACATGCGCATGCTTCTGCTCATAATGGTTTTACCAGCTTTGTCTCAATTTCCAGATAACCGTTATCCAGATCAGAAATATTCAACAGTTCATATATCAGATTTTTACACCGAATGCGCATGGTTACATCAGGCCTTTTCGCGCCGCTGCACCTGCGAACTGTAAAAAACACAGGCACATAATTTGCATGCTCGCCCATCAGCTCACGCCTTGAAGCAGGACGTTCACTTTTAGCTGCCCACAGTTTAAAAGCTTCAGAATACATTGCTGGCATCTTACCGCCCAATTCGTCACGCACTGTTTCGGATTTCTGTAAAAAAGCGATCCTGTGCTTCAACATTCCCGGATTCATAATGTTATGATCCTCCCCGGTTCCAATAATGCTTTCACCGCCAAAGGAACTTCACGTGGCATCGTATTGCCAAAACTTACAGCAGTACGATTTTCAAACCAGTGCGCAACAAGCATCCTGATTGCAAGCTTTACCTGTTCATCCACACCGGCAGCATCTTCTACGCCAGTTACATACCTGACAGTCACATTATTTTTTTCAGCAATAAAACAAAGTCGTGCCAACAAATCCTGAACAACGGTATATCCAACATTATTCAAAGTTGCATTGCTCACGCTTAAAACTTCCTGCAGATTTTCACTACGCGGAAGTTCTAAAATATTATTTATCGGCTTGTCAACCAATTCCAGCGTTTGCCTTAAATACGCCCTGTGCTGAAAATCCTCACAATATTGACGGGCAGCTTTTATAAGCTGCCCTATCAAAGATTGTTCTTCGTCACAGTCAAGCCGTAAATAGGCACACATCTCCTGAAGGCTTACCGGCTCACTTGCAGGCGGAACAATCACTTTTAACCGCATGATTATTCTTTAGGTGCAGAAGCAGTTTTGTTTGCAGCAGCTGTGCCTGTTACAGTAGCAGTTGCAGCATTAGACACACCGGCATTCTCGCCACCGGTTACAACTACTTTATAGCCGTAAGTTCCGTTTGCCAAATTAGTGTCCGTGTACTCAGCCGCATCAACCGAAACAGCATTCACATTAATGCGCTGATAAGTTACGCCATCATCACTGCGCATGATATTAACGGAATTAGCATTTTTAGCAGCTGTAAAAGTCAATTTCACGTTGCTGCCGGTAGCCGCAGCTGTCAAGTCACTGATCGGCGTAGTTGCCGCAGTAGTACCACCAAGCAATACATAAGGGCTGACCTGTACACCACTGTCAAGCATATACGGAGCATTTACCCACGGCTTGCCGTCCACATTGCGGAAGGCTTTAATAACCGTTTGATTACTGGTAAATTTGACATGTTCAGACATGCTGATATAAATACCGCTGCCATCTTTAATCAAATATTTTTTCAGATTGACCAGCTGCAAGTCACCTGTATTACCACGAGAAGCGTTCATGCCAGTCAGGAAAAGAGGCATCCCCATTAATGTTGTAGGAATACCCTTAGTCAGATCACCCTGCACAAAAACAAATCTGCCGGAAGCGTCCTGCAATTTAATCAAATCTGCCAAAATGGTGCTGCTGGCAAGAAAAATAGAATCAGGAATATCTTCAGGCGGAAACGCTGCCATCATATTGGCCACATCATTAGTTGTAACTTTACCCGCAGTTTCCCTTTGTACGACCAGCTTGCCACCATTGCCATTAGTAGCAAACCCCAGCGGTTTGCCAATTCCATTACCATTGATAAAAGCTCTGTCTTCTGCACGTACGATAGCATTGCTCAAAAGCTGCCCAAAAATAGTAGACGAAGCAGGCGCATTACGCAGTAACGTATCTGTAACAGTAATAAAGCCGGCAACTTCTTTAGGCTTCAGCTCAACATTTCTAAAGCTTGCATTGCTTTCAGGCTTCTCCTCACCTTCTTCGATCCATTTAACAGTCACACCGCCTTCATTGCCAGCAGTATAATCCAATGCAGGCATATTGATCGGTGCGTCCGGATATTCTCCTGCCGGGATTACCAAAGCAAACGGACGGATCAGGCTGCGTTTTTCCCCAACCATTAAAAGCTCATCCGAAAATTGTTCAGGGATCAAATAACCACCGCTTGCGCCATCAGCAGTATTTTGTGCTTTAAGATTTTCCAAGCGGCCTTTTTTATCGCCATATTTAATAGCGTGCAGCACTTCACCCAAACTTTTAAAGCCGCCGTTATCTTTAGCCCCATCCTTGACCGGGTCAATATGCACAGCCGGGCCACTATTTCCAAAAACGCTGCCGCCATAATTCTTCTTTGCATTTTCATCAACCTGTTCCAGCATTTTTATCTGCTTGTCACATTCAGAAATTTCCTGCTGCAAAATTTCAAAATTCTTTTCCATTTCATCTGTCAAACCACCAGAAGTTTTATCCATGATTTCTTCTTGTGCCTTGATAGCCTTAGCACGTTTTTGTAATAACTCTTGCATGTTCATTAGTGTAGTCCCCCTTTATTTTTGTTTAAATTCAAACGCATCTGCATTGCTTTCATTTTTTCCTGTGCCAGCATCCGATCATCATGCAGATCAACCACAGTCATTTTCTTACTGACAGCAGCATAAACACGTTCAGCAATGCTTTTAGCCAGCGCATCAAAACTGTTCTTGCTTAAAATATTTTCAGCCATCTGTACAGCAGGGCTTACATCAACACCGGCAGCTTTTGCTTTCAGCAAAGCATCAGGATTAGCCGGAATAGTAACGCAGCTGTATTCAAGCAGCTCCTGTTTTATGAAGTCAATCCCATAAGGCCGGTTCACGTCCTCTGTCCATTTCCATTCGATACCACGAAAACGGCAGCTGACCGCATGTAAAAAGCCCAGCTTATACATTTGCCCAACCATATAACCATAATCATTTTCATCTTTACTGGTAAACTCAGCCCGGCCAATAAGTTCTCCGTCTTCTACTTTCTCCAGTAAAGATTTAGCCACAGGCAAATTCCACATATCGTGCATCCACAATACAACAGGATTTTTGCGGAAGTTTTCCAGTTCCCAGCCGTCAGGATTTACGGTGTCAAAATCTCTGTCCACAGCTCCATTAGATAATATAAAATCGCAGATAATCCGGCCGTCTTTTTCTTCGATAGCCTTAACCTGCTCCATCGAAAACGCTTTGACGCACAGAAGATCATCCGCAGCAGGTTTATTACCACTTTTCAACGCTTCACGGCAGGCTTTCAATTCCATGCTCATTTTTTATTCGCCCCCTTCTTTTTGGCAGCTTCCTCAACAGGAAGCATGTTGCCATTAATAAATACTGTTTTACCTTGTCCGTCAGGAAGCGGATTCATGTTCTCGCGCTCACGCCATTCATCGGCATTGATAATGCCATCCTGCCGCATAAGGTGCAGCATGTTAGCACGGCTTTGATTATCACCCCGCAGCATGGAAAGCATATCAAATTCACAGTAATAACCTTCCTGCCGCTGCTGGCGCGTTAAACAACGCATGTTCATAAACTGTTCCCAGCGCACAAACCACGGCAGCATTGTGTTCTGATAAAAGTCGATCGTCTGCTGCTCTATATTGGAATACGTTGACTTTTCCAAATTCTGAATAAGATGCAGCGGAACACGGTAGAAGCGTGCTATTTCTTCAGTTTGATATTTGCGTGTTTCCAAAAACTGCGCTTCTTCAGGATTTACAGAAATACGATTGAATTTCATACCGCCTTCTAATATCATCGTAGATCCGGCATTACTACTGCCTTCATAACGAGCCTTAAACTGTTCTTTCAAACGCTGCCAGGCATCTTCTTTCAAAGGCTTGTCAGTTTCCAAAACACCAGTTGCCAATGCGCCATTTTCAAAAAATTTATTGCCAAGTTCTTCACTGCTCATGCCTAAGCTGATAGCACGCCGCGCCATTGCCAGAGGGCTATAACCAATAACACCGTTATAGCCAAGCCCCGGAATATGCAGTATTTTTTCCGCGGGCAGCTTATACAGCTTGCCGCGGTCATTGACATTGTAATAAATCTCACCGGTGTTATAGTCCTGTGCCGGCAGCACATTCACAGGCAGCAGCATGTTCAGCTGCGTAACTTCTCCCTTGCTGTCCAATACTTTTTCAGCATAGGCATTACCCCCGCTCAGCACATGATACTGCATAGTTTCACGCAGATAATAAGCCGGCATATTCGGTGCAGCAACATATGTCAGCACATCATACAGCGGATTTTCAACAGCCCTGCGCCTGCTGCCGTCAGGCAGCTTCTGATACAAATAGCATTTACAACTGGCAAATGTTTCAGCCAGCACATGGATGCAAGCCCATACTGCGCTATACTGCATGGCAGTCACATTATTAAGCTGCACTCCGTTCAGCATCATTCCCGGTGTAAGGCGAAACTGGCTGCTTACAGTTGCACTCTTTGCGGCACCCGGCGCAAAGAGATTTTTGAAAGCCCCCACCAGCAGGCCTGCCGGGCTGCGTATCGTATCACTCATCTTTTATTTCACCTCCCTTCAGGTAAAATAAAAACAGCCATTCCCACAAGGAAACAGCCGTTCATTTTTTTGTTTGTTCTACTTTTCGCCTGGCAATATTGGCTGCCACAGCAACCAACAGCACGCCGGCAACAATTAAAGCAGCCGGTATACTGATCAGTGCAATACCGGTCACGACAAGCAGCATACCCAAAAGCACCAGTATGACAATAGCCTTATCTTCCTTATCCATTACATCACCTCACAAAAAACGAACGCCGGAACTGCCGCCAGTGCCGCCGTATTCTTCATAAAATGCAGGCAAACGTGCCATAGCATTTATGCCGGCAGCAACTAAGTCAATACGCTGCGTATCATCTTTATTTTTCTTACTCAATTTGATATTTTCATTGCTGTCAGTGTAGGCATACGCATTACGCAAACACCAGTCAAACAGCTCATTGCCTTCATGGATAATATTGCTCTCCACTACTTTCAGCCTGAATTCTTTGGTAGGTTCGCTCAAAGTCGGAATACCCTGCCGCACTTCAATAACTGTTTCCCCTTCTTCTTCCAGCTTCTGCATGAAGTAAGAAGCGTTCCAGCCATCAAAACAATGTTCCACAACATCTAAATCCAGCTCATTAGCAAAGCACTTTACCCATACCTTCATCACATCATAATCAACAGCTGCGCCCTCTGTTATGGTGCAGTAGCCACGCTGGGCATATTCCCTGTAGGCTATGCGGTCAGTTTGTTCATGTCGTTTTACCGCTTCTTCAGGTATAAAGCCATGCGAAACTACTGCTACACGCTTTTCATCAAGCGGAATAATAAAAGTCGCAGCTGTCAGATCAATGCGCTTTGAAAGGTCATAACCAACTATGCAGCGCTTGCCGCTGATAATTTTATATAGTTCATCACGGGTCACCTTCAGTGTTTTCCACTTAGGCATCAGGCCATCCATATATTTCAATTCACTGCTGTCCTGCCACAAATTACAGCGTTTAGTCAGATATTCGCGCAGCTTTTTCGGGTCGTTACTTACAAATGCTTCACGTCCCTCGCTTACGATTTCCTTCAGCAAATGCTTGCTGTATTCAGTTTCATGCTGCAGCACAGGATTCGCTTTGACTAAAGCGTTGACATCATAAGGATCGTCGCCATCCTCCAGTTCGCGTATCATGCAGAAATAATCATCAATAGGCTCATCAGTGTCGCCATCTAAGATTTTGCAACACAGGTCATATTCTGCCTTACAGGGATTGTTTTCTGCATCTTTACCAGCCGTAGAAATGATAAACAGCAAAGACTGCAGCCGTTTGCCGAAGCCGGATTTCAGCACGTCAACGATCTCGGAGGACGGATGCGCATGATATTCGTCAATTATAACCATACACGGCGCACCGGAATCCTTGTTTTTCGTCTGTTTGCTCAAAGCCCGCATCCAGCCTTTACGCGTTTTATGCTCTACCCGCGTACGCTTGATAATAAGCTTCTGGCTGATTTCTACAGAAGCTTCACCCATAGAACAGGCATCACCCCAAACACGTCTTGCCTGTTCCCTGTCCACGGCCGCGCATTCAACCTCCGGTGCCATTTCAAAGCGCCGCAGCTCAGGCTTACCCGGTGGATAGATAGCGTCAGCACACATGCCGTATAAAGCAACGCCTGACATTTCAGTGCTTTTGACATTGCCACGAGCGCGGAAATTAAAAGCTTTGGTAAACCGCCGTGCGCCTGTTTCTCTATGTACCCAGCCAAAAACACAGCCCAAGTCGAAATACTGAAAAGGCAGCAGCTGGATATGCTGCCCGGAATATACGCCACGCACGTGCACGCAGTATTTTTCAAACCAGTCAAAAATCCTGTTTGCCCTGCTTTCATCAAAAACATAAGGAAAGCTCTCTGTACCCTGCCTTTCCAGATCATCAAGATGCCGCTGACAAGCCTGCCGTTCCCGCTTACACACAAGGCGCAGTCCGTCAACGACCTCGCGCGCATAGCGCTCAGTCACAAATAAATCATCATAACAGGTCATGCCATCATTGAATCCTGTTCATCATCGTCATTTAAAGCATTAGCACGTTTGACAACAAGGCGGGCGCGGGCAGTTGGCGTAAGTCCAAGCTTTTCAGCATAGCTTAAAGCCTGCTTACCATACATATCTAATTTCTTTTTATCAGGGAACATCTTCACAGCTTCATCTTCAAACAAAGCCTGATAGCGGCAGAAGTTTGCCAATATGCGTGCATCAACATTGTCAAACAGCTCTATCTCTTTCCCTTCCTTGATAATTTCCTTCCAAATTTTCAAAGCCGCAGCACACGACTTTTCTTTTAAAAACGCAGGTGTTTTCAATACTACTTCAGCACGCTTGATTTTTTCTTCTGCGTTTTGCCGTTTCTCAATTTCTGTTTTTGTATAATGTTTACCAGTTTTATTGCCACGGTTAAAAAGCATAACCTTAGCACTTTGAGCCGGTGTCGGCATAAATATCACCTCCTTCAATCAATATTTGCAAAAAAATATATGATAGGGGAACTTTTCAAAAGTTCGAGTACGGTGCGGTATGATGTGAAAAGCTGCAGGAAATTGCACCCCCTACCCCTCGTAAGGGATTACCCTGAGTAAAAATTTTAAGAAAAAATATTTTTTATTTTTTCAAAATATCATTACCAAAGCCGCCGTCCTCAGTAGCAGTTTTAATATCATGGCAACGTTTACACAACGCCTGATGATTAGCTTCATCCCAAAATAAATCATAATCGCCTTTATGCGGCTTGATATGATCCACTACACTCGCAGGCGCATTGCGGCAATTTGCACAAATCGGATGTTCCTGCAAAAATATTTTTCTGTATCTTTGCCAACGCGCATTATAGCCACGCTGAGCAGCACTTTTACGATAACGGTCATAGCGCATGAATTTTTCCTGCTGGTGCTTATCACAATAACCGTTTGCATTATCCGTCAGGCTAAGACAGCCAAGCTTACGGCATTCACGCTTTATTCTGTTTGGCAAGCTGTCACCTCATTTCACGCATAAAAAAGCACCTGCAATATAACATTGCAAGTGCCGAATACGTTTTTTACATTTCTTATCACTACCATATTACCACAGGTAAAAGCAAAAATCTGTCCTCATTTTGTCCATTCCAACGCATTTACAATCCCAAAGCTTTAGCAAATTTAGCTAAAGCTTTATTGTACTGGTTATAAATAGCCTGCCTTGAACTGTATCCCAGCTTCTCCGTGATGCGCTCCATACTATAGCCGTCTACATGGCGCATTATCAATATATCGCTGTAATGCTCACAGTTTATTCCTTTATTGATTATTTGCAGCGCGTCTTCAATAATTAATATTTCAGCCTGCCTGTCTGCTATTTTCAAAAGTATCCTTTGACATTCTTCAGCAATATTCATCATGCTAGGATGATAAGGTGTTGTGCTGGTAGCTGCAGCATCATAGGATGCAACAGAAGCAGCAGCAGGTTTACCGATGTCTGCCAATCTTTTCAGCTTACTGCGCAGGCCTTTAAGCGCTTCACGGTTCAAAGCATATTCTTCCAGTTTCTGTACAGCCAGCCTTTTTTCTTCATCACGCGCCTTTATCACCTGCTTCACATCCTTTTCCGTTCCAGTATACGCAACCACGGCAATACCGTATTCCTTCAGGAAGTTTTTCTTCAAAATCAACATCCAAGATGTCCAATGTTTTATCACTGCTTTTCACGGCGTAGCTGTCCAAAAACTTTTGCGCTAACTCTTTATGGACGATCGCGCCAATAGCAACCTGATTATCAAAAACTCCCGGAATATTTCTGACTATGTACATATCAGCTGCGCACCGCTCCACTTTTACCAGCAATCCATTAATTCTGTATGCCTGCATTTTTTTCCATCCTTTTCATTGAGCAGACTTCCATTTTCACAATCAAAAAGCCTGTATATTTATCTATTGAGCCAACACGCCTGTAGCCGTTAGTCCTGCACCTTTTCAAGCACATACATTTGCCGCAGATATGTTCCTGCTCAACCAGTTCTTTAAGTTCGTCTTTATTTTTCTCGATCCATTCAGCTTCTGCTTCCGGCCAATGCTCTTTAGCGTAGCAGATTATTTCATCTTCTTCGATAGAAGCCTTAAAATACTGTGCCGCTTCAGAAAATCTGCCGTTCTTGGCCAACTCTATTATTTTTGCAATCCGTTGAGGTTTTTGAACATATTCCGGTACTTTTTTCGGAGCGGGCGGTGTTGGAAGTAAAGCTTCTTCCTCTGCCGGTTCATTATTGCCCAGTTCTGCAGCCTGACTGATGAAATCCCACATTTCAAGTTCATCAGGATATTTTTTACAGGAAGCAAGGGCAAGCTCAGCTGCTTTATCGAATACAACGGCATCAACGGTACGGAACGCAACCAGCCATTCATCACATAGCCTTTTGCGCATGGCAATATCCATGCTGGTAGAAAGTTTACCGTTTATTTCCATAATCGGCATTTTTTTCTTGTCAAACCGGTAAAAAGCTTTTAAAACATTTTGCTTTGTTATTACGTTCACGTTATACCCTCCTGTCTGTAAAACTCATCCAGTGACTGCTGCGCAGCTTTATTATCATTTGGCAAACCATCTGTAAGCCAGTTACCAAGTATGCCAAAAAGATAATTCTTCGGATTACGAATCACTTTACCCCTGTTAGCTGCTTTTAGCTCCCTTACGGCCTGCAATACCCATACGGCTTTAGCACTAACAGCAAAAGCTTGCATCATTCGCATTTCATCGTCCGTAAGCCTGTGTTTGGCACTTGTAAAAGCAGCATCGTATTCCTGTAAAGCAGCCGTAAATTCAGGTTCTGCAGCGGCACTGCGCAGCTTCTTGTTCGTGTCAGTGTTGTTTAATTTATTTTTTAATAATATATAATTCTTGTTATGTGTCGCCAAAGGTGTACCCGAAGCTGTTCCCTTTGGTGTTTCCATAGTGGCAATGTTTTCACTAGAAGCCCTTGCAGTATCGGCATTCGCAAGTGTCTCCAAATCTGTCCCCAAAAGTGTATCCAAAGGTGTATCCGCCAGCTGATAGCATTCCCAGTTTTTGATACGCACGATCGTACCTTCACGCTTACTTCTGCATTCTAAAAAACCGACTACGGCAAGACGGTTAAATTCACTTGTAAGCTTTTTTAAAGATACGCCACAGCTTTTAGCAAAGCGGCGGTAACTGATAAACAATTCACCCGGATTCAGTACAGCATTTTTATCTGTTGTTATCTGCCAGTGCGTGACACTATGGCAGGCAGTTAACAGCAATGTAATCAGTATTACCTTGCCTTCTGCATCCGCACCACACCACGCACGGCTTTTCAGCAATTTACGATGCAATTTTATCCATCCACTCATAGCCTTTAACCTTTCATGGATGCAACTATATAAAAACTATCGCTGCCTGTAGCACGCACAAAAATCGGCTTATACTTGCCATTACTGCCAATAGTAACACTATCACCGCGGCAGTTATATATCAGCCTGTACAGCCTGCCAGCCGAAAAATAATTTGTATCTTCGTCCTGGCCTTCAACGGCATCCAAAGCAATACTTTCAATACCAGTCCCAGCGATGCTGACAGCTTCGATATATAGCCGCTCTGCGTCACTGCAAATTTTTATCTTACTGCCTATTTCATCGCCAACAATAACTGAAGCTCTTGAAATAGCTGCCAGCAACTTGCTTTTATTAATAGTTATACACTTAGTTTCGCTGTTGCTCGCAGCCACCTTTTTACAGTCAGGAAAGCTGCCGCTTACTGACTGGCACATATAATCAAAGCGCGGTGCAGTAACAAAAATACCCTGCGCACTGCTGACCAATCGAACTTCACCCAATTCAGCCAGTTCTGCAATGTGCTGGATATTCAAGGGCAGCAAGATCAATTTAACAGCCTGATTGCAACATGCAGGCGGCACTACATACTTTGCAACACAGGAATTTTGCGCACTCCAGCAGACAGCACTGCCATCGTCCGCAATATTTATTTCTATCCCACCCCTTGCACCAACAGCATCTTTGGCAATAGCAGCACTGCAATGCTTCATTGCTTCCTGTAAAAATCCTGTAGAAAGGCACACGCCGCCTTCAGGTATCTTCAATTCAGGCAGGCGGGCTGATAGTATCGTTAAATTATATTGACTGCTCTCTACAACGATCTGCAGCTCTTTTTCAGCAAAAATAAGCCTTACATCACCTGTAAAAGTTTTTGCCAAAGCCAAAAAGCGTTTACATTCAACACAAATATCAGCTGATTGACCGCAGCCGTTGCTTATTCCTTCCATTCTGTACGTCAGCTGCTCTGCAGCTCCTGCCCGGCAGAACATAAGCATATAATTATTATCTTCATGTGGGCTTACTGCTACAATACGCAAAGCGCCGGCCATTTGTTTTAGATCATCATCCTGCTTTTTGCCAGAAGCCATATTGCCACCAATCAGCGCAACATATTCCAAAGTTTTTTTGAGTTCCTCAGAACTAACATAAATTTCAACAGCCATAGCATCACCTTATATTTTTTATTTAGCTATATTCTATTTAACACTTTTCTCCGGCACCGCATCCTCTGTATATCTAAATTTATCCCACAAACAGGATTCTAACCGTTTAATTTGAAGTTCCAAGTCAGCTTCCATGCCAGAAAGGATATGTTGAGAAAGCATATTTGTAACTTCCAGTTTATTTTTACTAAGATCACTACAAAAATTAATACCATCCTTAACAGCCATACCACTTTCTTTATCAAAATAGTGAAATCGCATTCCAATAGAAGTAGCCTCATACTTCATTTTTTCTTTAAGTTCAGTAACATCTTTCAAGCATTTAGAGTAGTACCGTTTACATTCTAAAAGCTCCATCAGCTCAGCAACCTTTTCTTTATTCAAAATATTATTTTCCATATCTATCACCGTTCTTCCGCATATATTGTTTCTACTGCAAATAACTTATTAACAGGCTTTTGTAAATTCCAATTTGCCGGAAATCCATTTGTATTAATGCCACAACAGCTATGACCCAATCCCAAAGGACAATCCACACATTCGGTGTGTTTCACACATTCATTTTTGATTGTTTCCAGTGCTTTATATAATTCCATATTTATGACATCCCTTCAGCCGCTTCATCAAACATACCAGATTCTACCTTTTGAACAACCCGACCATTTTCAGCAACTTTTTTTTGCATTATTATCTGAAATAACAGCTTTAGGATATTTAGTGCCAAGCTGCGCTTCAACAAATATTGCTTCATCACCAGTAGCATCCAAGTTTTTGCTTGCCTTGATATTAATAGTTATGTTGCCTTTATCACCAATATCTAATTCATTAATAAGCTTTCTAAATTCGCCGGTGAACAAAAAATTCAAATCACCATCACACAAATTATTTAAATCAACTTCCTCGGCCTGATATACTTCACCAGTCCGTTTATTGACATACTCCATAATTTATTTCCTCCAAAAAAGATAAATTCCCATAGCGGTAAGCAAAACATTAACTGCAGCCATAGATGCAATAAAAAATATTATCGTTAGAAAGGTATATTGAATAAGCTCAAATAAATTCATATCCATAATATTCACCCTTCCTTTTTACTCCTAATATGTTTATTCAAAGTGTTTATGACTTCCTTATCTTCATTTTTAATCATCTGAATAGCTAAATCCGTTACGCATCTATTACAAATACCAACTTCACTGTTATGAAAATAAAAACCATTCACCAACACTTCTTCACAACGACAGCAGAAGCGCTTATCTTTCATATTTATTTGCCCTCCACATTTTAGTCCGTGCCGGCGCATGATTATTCCAACGGCAGATCATTTCTTCTACAGTTACTTTTGCCTGCATGGTATTTCCACATTTGCAGCGAATATACTTATAGCCACGACTGCCAAATTCCATATGCACACGCCGGCCACAGCTACGACAATGGCAAAGCTCGGCAAGTCCGAACATATTAAGCTGATCAGGAAAACAAAAGAAATTATAGTTTGCCGACTTATGAAGCCCTATGCAATCACAACACGGATAATAGTCCATATATCGCTTAAAATTCCAGCGGCAGTTATTGCATTCAGGTTTCATTTTCCCGCGACCTCCATATTAAAAATAATATGTTCACCCGGCAGAATATAGCGGCCAAAAGCATTATCCCTTTCAGCCTGTGCGCAAATTTCCCGCCAATCGCGCTGATCGTCATACGTTTCTTTTAAATCGTAAATTATTTCTTCCAAAGTATCACCTGCCTGCACCGTTACAGTTACAGCAACAGTTTGCTTAGGTTCATCCATAAAAAACGAATACCACAAGCAGCAGGCCAACCCTAAAACAGTTAAAAAGTATTTCACAATATCACCCCACTATGATAAAATAATGGGTAGATGTGTACTGCCCAGTTACATCTACCCTTGAACGTATGGTGCGTCAACACTATACGTTCTTTTCTTTTTCATTATTCATTTACATCCCTCCCTATTGTGCAGCAGCTCTACGCTTGGCCAAAAGCTTTTTAGTTTCACTTTTAAGATCAAGAATATCGCTTTTAAACCGGTTTTCATCACTAGGTTTATTTTTGCGAAAACTGATTATATTTGCAGCCTGCTGCATGTTTTTCATACTGGCAGCCTTCAGCTCAGCCTGTCGCTGATCCTGATCGCGCAAGAAAGCAATAACATCTTCATCCCAAACTCTGATTGGGCATCCACGTTTACCGCCTCCACTATGCGGTAACAACCCCCGCTGGCAATAATTCAACATATCATAATAACTTGCGCCATAGATTTTACAAAACTTGCTCAAACTCATACGCTGCATTTACTGCACCACCTTTCAGCACCAGCCGGAACTCCTTTTATTCCAGCATTTTGCATTTTTACGTTCAGACCTTTCTGTAATCTTAAAACAGCAGCTGACACGCTTCCGCACTTTTATTCTGCGATTGATCGCTTTAATGCAATCAAATACGCATCTCAGCCCTAATTCTATGTTATTTCTCAAATCGACCATCACCCGGCAAACCTGCTCTACATTGATAAGTACAGGCCAATTCAGCCCGCCAATGTTTAAATGCGTATCATCTCTTCTCACTTTCAATATCTCCTTCCTTTTACACAAAACAAAGATTGTGATACTATAGTTTATGAAATTAATAAAATAATATTTTAAACGAGAGCGTATAATGAATAATAACTTTAAATTATCAAATGCTACAGCTATGGAATATACCATTGCCAATATCGCAGGATTATCAAATGCAATGCGTATGCAAACACCATGTATTGATTTAGCTAATTCACTTGGCTTTGCAAATATAGCCCCCTCTTCCTATATTACAGCCACATTACACGATTCTTTGATTCCGCATAGACCATTATTAGATATCGTCCCAAATGTTGCGGGACTAGAAATCCCTTTTTCTTTAACTAAATCAATCTTAGACACTATGCCAGCCATTGCAGGGCTTATGGGTTCGAACTATGTGTCAACAATATCACCTAGTTCTTTTTCTCTTACTAAGTCAATCTTAGACACTATGCCAAACATTACAGAACTTATTAGTTCGGCCTCTGTATCAACAGTATTACCTAGTTCTTTCTCTCTTACTAAGTCAATCTTAGACACTATGCCGAACTTTTCTGGACTAGCAAACGCTTTTCCCCCCACACCAGAACTATGTGATTTTCATTCAAAACACTTTAAAGAATATGAAGCTATTCAAGAAAGAATACAAGAATTCTTTGAAGCGGCTGACGAGCGACAACGTCAACTAAATGAACTTTTAGATAATTCGGCTTTACCTTTAAGCCAGCCTCTATTGCCTAAAGACTTCTTAACTAACCCTGAAGGAATAGAAAGACCATTTCAAAAACCAGTTTTCAAGAAATTTCGTCATCGTTCAAAAAAGACGGCCTATGAGTTATGTAGAAAATCCAAACAACAAAAAACAAAAAAATTCTACAACGATCTTGCAGCACTTCCTATTGCTAAATTAAATAAAACTAATGTCGAATTTCTGATATTAATTTTGGGCTTCTTTAAGACCGATTTTTATTCAGTCGAACTGCAATGGTTAGTAAATTTTTTATTTACGGCACTTGCGATAAGGTGGTTTTACCTTAACCGCCACTCTACTTCCGACAAATAAACGCATATCCAATAAAAAGCACCAGCATTATTACTACATAAAAATAATCTTCTGTTCTCAGATATGCTGCTTGAAATATTACGCATATAATTAGTACATCTAACGCATTTCTTATTTCTGTTAAAATTTTTAGTATTAGTATTTGGTCGCTTTGCTTTTGTGAATCTCTTTCCATGCCTCTACCACCTTTGATGCTTCATCAGGTTATTTATTCTTTAAGTACATATTCATTACATGAATATTCTGTGATAAAATATAACTATTAAAAATAATGAAAGGTGAATCCTATGCCAATTATTTCAGAACGAGTAGGTGCCTCCAATAAAATAGCTGATTTTTGCTGTAACTCTAATTGTCCATATTGTAATACTAAAATTTTCCCACAAATCTTGATAAACATATGTAGTGATGATAAAAATTATATAGACGCTATAATGCAATGTCCTCATTGTGGTCAAACATATTTTGAGAGTTTTGTCCACGATTTCAATAGATATTCTTCTAGAAATGTTTTGCCACACCCCTCCCCCCAAATAAATATTCCTGTATATATTGAAAATGCCTTTCCTAAATTTGTTAAAATATACACGCAAGCAGCGATAGCAGAGGCAGCCAATTTAAGTGAAATATGCGGTATGGGTTATCGCAAATCCTTGGAAGCATTAGTAAAACAATATGCAATAGAATTGTTTCCAAACGACAAAGACGATATAGAAAAAGAACTTTTAATGCCAACTATTAAGCGTTTCGCTTCACCTAAAATACTTGCATTAGCTACAGCAGCTGCATGGTTAGGAAACGATCACACTCATCTTATTGCAAAACACCCAGAGTACGACTTGGAACAATTAAAAAGTTTTATAAATGTCCTTTGCCAGTATATCCAGTCAGAAAAAGAAATTGAAAACGCTCAACTTCTAATCATAAAAGATAAAACTACTTAAATATTTCACCAATCAAAATCCCATCTATCGTGTAGTAAATTTTACTTGCACGAATGGGATTTTCGTTTGTTCCGTTGCCACTTACAATTTCAATACAAATTATCTTTTCTACGTTAACTTTTCTAATTTTGCAAACAATATTTTCTTTTTCCATACCCAATCACTCCACGCAGTCAGCTTTTTCAGCTGGCTGCTTTTCTTCTCCGTCAATTTTCATCTTCAAGCGTAAATTCCACCCCATCTTTGAGAGTAACTCTTTAAGCTCTTTTTCCAATTCATGCGCACGTTGTAAATCTTTTTCGAACTGCTCAAAATTATCAACCTCAACTTTAATAAACATCTTTATGCCCCCTTTGCTGATTCATTAGACTTTTCAAAAAGGTCTTCCACTGGTATTCTGCTATTCAAAGCTTTTTTTATTGCAAAACTTTCATCTAACGTAATAGATGTTTTCCCTGAAAGCTTTAATAATAATGTGTTATAAGCAATACCAGTTTTTTTCGATAAATCTTTTCTTGTCATTCGCATTTTAACCAGTTCAACATCAATTTTCGGGTACATATCACCACCACCTTAAAACGAAATATCGTGTTCTTGTGGTAAATATAGCACGATATTTCGTTGTTGTCAATCGCAAAATGACATTTAAATAATAATATTTCGTGTTTTAAACTTGTAATTTTGTGTTTTATATGTTATCCTTTCACCAAGAGGTGAAATTTTTATGACTAGAGAAGAATTTATAAAACAACTAATAAAACAAAACGGCTATAACATAAAAAGTTTCGCCGCAGCTATAAGTATTCCTTATTCTACATTACTCTCAATGTTGAATAATTCAATAGGAGGTGCTTCAGTAGAAAGTGCTATTAAAATTTGCGAGAAATTAAACATCCCTGTAGAAATACTGAAAAAGGAAAATTTCTCTAATACTACTAAAATATTAGAAAAAGAAAAGTTAAATACCAATGAAAAAGAATTTATAAAAAAATATCGCCAGCTTACTGCTGAGCAGCAAGGGGCGATAGAAAATAGTATAGATTATTATATTAAAGCAAATAAGAAAGATGAAACAACGGAAAACGGCGAAGACCCGTTCGAAAACAAGGTCGGGTAATATATGTTGATTTCAATAAAAATAAAGGAAGTGTTTATTAATGGAAAGATGCCCAGATTGTGGTTGGCCCTTAGAAGGAAAAACTTGTCAACATTGCAAATTAGAAAATTATGATAATGACACTTATATGAAATTTTGTACACCATCTGTTATTGATAAAACATTAAATACTTTGGAAGGAATTTTAACTGGTATCACCATCGATAAGCAGCTAAATGAATTAGAAATCGGTGAACTGAAATCGTGGTGTAATTCCCATGCGATACTCGCACAAAAACAACCATATAGCGAACTTTTTCAAGTTATTATAAAATCTCTAGAAGATAATATTTTAACACTAGAAGAAAAAGAAGATATCCTATGGCTGTGTAAACGTTTGCACAGCAATGGTTTATACTATGATACTGTTACATCAGATTTACAAAAACTTCAAGGTATTGTACATGGTATATTATCTGACGGAAAAATAACTAAAGAGGAATTAGAAGGATTACGAGAATGGTTATCAGACAACGAACAGCTTTCTACTTATTATCCTTACGATGAAATTTATTCTTTGATAACAGCTGCATTAGAAGACGGAATTGTTTCAAAAGATGAAGAAAATTTATTAAAAGCATTTTTCTCTCAATTTGCTGATATAAAAACAGAAGAACTTAATATTACTTCCGAAATAAAAGATTGTCTATGCAAACATGGTATTTGTGCACTTGCTCCTGAAATAACGATTCAAGACCATATGTTTTGTTTCACAGGAAAATCTACCAAAGCTACCCGTCACGAAATTGCTGAATTGATAAAGAAAAACAATGGTAATTATCACGACTCTATTACTAAAAAAACTAACTATTTAATCATAGGTGGTGAAGGAAATACTTGCTGGGCATTTTCATGCTATGGTCGAAAAGTCGAAAAAGCAATGGAAATGAGAAAAAATGGTGCTAATATCGTTTTAGTCAACGAAATAGATTTTTGGGATTCAATATAATTTAACAATAAGTAAAGGTGATTATGCATGGTTGAAAACGATAATTATATATTATACGATAAGGCTATGTCACAACAAACAGTTGATAAATAGCCATTTTTATAGGGGAGTATCAGAACTCCCCTACAAACTGTTATTTGCAGTTATCTATA